TATGAGTAAGAAAGTAACAATGAAAGCAAAGAAAGTAGTAACTAAGAAAGGAGCAAAAACAATAGTAAGCCCTAAGTTAATAGCTAAGAAGGTAGCAGCAGCTAAGAAACAAACAAAGGCGGTAGCTAAAAAGATAGTAGCAAAGAAAGTGACAAAAAAGGAAGCAATAAAGCAAAAGTATCAGAAGCTATACAAGATAGTATCAGCGTATAGTGAGAACTTAATGCAAGACGTATATAGTGTAGTATATAGAACTAAGACGTTAAAGAGATTTATTAATACGAACCTAGCTAATAAGTACATAGAGCAAGAAGTATTACTAAGAATGAATGAACACGCTATAACAACTGCAAAAAAGAGCAGAGCAGTAAGTAAGGAATTAGAGAGTGAGTTCGCATAAAAAAATTGTTGGTTAGTTTTTCATAGTGTAAAGAGCCGGGTAGAGAAATCTATCCGGTTTTTTCATGCCCAAAATTTTGTAAAGCAATTGCTTGACCAGTTCCAGGTTTTGTAAAGTGATAGCTTGACTTCTCCATTTCTTGTAATCCGACATATTATTTTTTTTTTATATATGAGCCTAGTACACATATATTGTGAGGTAAAAATTTTCACGTATAGGAAAATGATATACTTATATGGGTAGACCCAAACGTATGAGTGTTACAATAATAAATAAAATAAAGGCAATGGATATACACATACATCAATCCGACAGAGAATGTTATTTTTGGACTAGAGCCGATATAGAAGCAATAGAAAACGAATACGGACTGGGGTATTTCGATATTAAAAAAGAAATCATAGAATTAAAAATTGGTGATAATAATATTTTCCTACATACAAAAAGGTATGAAGATATAAGAGAAATGATATCAATTGAAAATCTATATGAAAACAAAATAAACATATTCGTATTAAACAATGCTGAAAGTACAATAAAGAACGCACCTACGTTTTTAAAACATTTAGAAGAAATACCTAATTCATATAAAATAGTATTGTTGGTTAAAAGTTTAGAAAATTATTGGGTGGATAGAATTTGGATGAGACCTCAAAATAATTATCTAAAAAGAATGAATGAATTAAAAAACGTATTAGTATTATGGGATAATCCAGATGATTATGAATTTACTAACTTTATTTTTAATCCAAAGATAATGGTTCATAATTATTATAACCCTAAACCATATTCAGATAGAACTGATTTCTTTTTGTTTTTATATGGAAGTGACCTATTCAAACACCATCCTAAAAAATATAGAATAGGATATCACATAGCTAGAATTGCAAATATAGATAGGAATTATTTGTATAACGAATATAAAAATAATAAAAACCAAAATTTATTTTTTACTTATCATGATTCAAATAAAGAAGTTAACATACATGATGAATCAATTAAAGCTGGTAATTTCAATGGTACAATCTTTAACTTAGATTTCATAGGAAAAAATAGATTTGGGCAAAGTGAACAATGGTATCATAAACAATTTGTAGAGCAAACCATTCATTCAGATATAGAAATATTATACGAAACATTTACATCTGAAAAATTATATAGAATGAGTGTAGATGATTGGAAACCCATAGATGGATATACAACACTAAGTGAAAAGACACTTAAACTATTATACTTAGGTAAGCCTTTCATCCCCGCAGACCCTATCACACACCAACTACTCCGTAAGTTAGGCTTCAAATCTTACTCAACCTTACTTACACCACAATTAAAGATGAGGTATAGTATGGATTTAAAAGAGCTACCACATAATACACAATGGGATTACTTAGGTGCTCTAAAAGCAAACATAGATTGGTTATTAAATTTATCAATTGATGAGTGGAATCGGATATTGGACGGAACAAAAGAGACAGCGGAGTTCAATCAAAATCTATGCCACTCTCTATTATTCAATACATCTCTATTAGGTAATGTTATAGATTACTATGAAAATAATTAACGTATGATTGTTCGCCTTAATCCAAAACCGGTCCTAGTAATATACCACAAAAAGTTTAGAGAAAGCTTATTCCATCATAATATTGTTACTTCTACAAAATGGGGAACGACCTCACTACTATTAGAAATGTGTGAATGGGATGGAAGGACCGAATTACTATGTGGATTCAAAACCCCTACGGAATGTTATTCTTTTATCCGCTCTCATTCTCATATTGTATTTGTATTAGGAACTTATTCGGATTTAGATTTGATATTAGATGCATTTGGACGTAATTCTATCCGTCCTAAAAATATAATCAATGCGTGTTTTAATGTAGATATGAATTTATATACCCCTACGGATGGAAAAAAATCTTTTGTAGAGCATAGTAAGGATGATATGATCCGGGTATTGAACTACAAAGAAGATTTTGGTATTATCCAACTTAGCTCTTATATCAATCATCCAATCACTCAGTTCGAACCTACTATATGGTTAAGTTCTTTTTATGATGATATACCCCTATTCCAGTCTCTATTTGATACGGATGAGTTATTGTTTACTCATAGTGAATGGAGATTAGGTATTCATATACATAGACAATCGTATGAAAGATTATTACTCGCTTCTACCCTACTGATGGATTGGATGCCTCATAATATTTTTATTACTTTAGCTCACCCGGCTCACGAAGGTGTTTCGGATATGTTTTCCCCTCCCGCATTTGGTTTAATCATATACAATAAGGAAAAGTATATTAAGGATATAGATACTCCTAATTCATCTCATACATACGACCAAAAACGGACAAAGTTAGATAAGTATTGGTCCGATGGTCACAAATTGTTTTCATCATCCAAAATAGAAATTGTAATGGAAACTTTCAATGTACTTACGGAACTATCCGAATGGCAGGGAATGTTTACCGAAAAGATATTAAAACCCCTACTCTCCGCAAAACCAATGCTGATTAGTGACCCATACACATTTAACTTATTTAAAAGGTGGGGATTTGAAGTAGATTGGGCATTATATGGACCGGAATTATTAAATGTATATCGTAAACTATCTAATGATAATATATCTACGTTTGATTATATGTCGGCATTTGTAAGAAGATTGCAAGAAATAGACGGATTACCCAATGCTACATTTGATGGATTATATTCCAATTCATTAAAAATTGCAATGAGAAACCGCCAAAAGATAAAGGAATGGAAGTGGTGGTATGAAGATATTGATAGATTCTTTGTTAAGTAAGTATTTATATATATGAAATGAATAAAAAAATAAATTTAGAAAAACGACTAACTCTCCCCCCAACCCCCCTCTCTTATGCTTAAAACATTTGAATACAATACACCCCTTAATCATTTTGTAATACTTGCACCACTTAAACACGGAACTCGCTTTTTACAAAAGACCCGTTATAGTTCTAGTATTGATGTAGATAGAAAAGGTAATAGGTATTCAATTAAAGAAAGCTTAGTTGATTTTTTATATGATGAATCTAAAACGATATCCAAATCATCTATTAAAATATTGAAGCAATCAAAAACTAAAACATTAAATTATGATAAAGTTATTTTTGTTTATAGAGACCCATTAGATGCTTTTAAATCTGCTATAATAACCGGCTCATCACATTTATTAAGGGATGAGGATGAATGGGATAGAAGTAATTTAAATTTATTGATGTCCTATAACAAACATTTTTATTATCACCTATGGAGAGATATAAAAGCGGCGTTAGATGAATGTAAAGATGATAGTGGTATTAAATTTGTTTCATTAGATGATTTATCAGATTTAATTATTATGGAAACGTTAGAAGGTTATGTATTTGAAAAAGAAACATATTCATTTGATAATACTATAAAAAGTAAAATGAATAAGGAAGAACTATTAAAAGCGTGTGAAAAAGATTATCCCGTATTGTGGAATAAATATTTAGAACAAATAGAATTAGAAAGGGATGCTTTATTTTATTTAGTTAAAAAATATAATTGGAAATAATTGGTTAATTAAATTTATTGTTGTATATTAGGGTATAAATATTTAATATGCCAATAATACCAAATAATCCACTAATATCAATTAAACCTAAACCCATCTTTGTTATGAGGTTTAGAAGTTCAATGGGTGATAGTGAATTTAGATATGTTAAAGATACAATATACAAATCGGATATGAATAACGAATACCATATCATAGCATTAAAAAATGATAAAGATAAGGATGAATTTGAAATGTATAATGCAGATAAGATTGAAAGACAGAATTGGAACGAATTAGTAAACAAAATAACAAAATAAAATGGCAAAGCAAAAATTAGAACAATTAGAGTTGTTTCCACAAGAAGAAACACAAGTACAAGAACCACAACCAACCCCTCAACTTATTAACTGGTATGAGTTTGATTGGAATAACAAAATTCAAACAGTAGATGATTTAAAAGTTATCTTTAGTAGTTTGAGAATGACAATATCAGAAAAGGCAGAAGAGTTTGATACACTAAAGAAATACCTTAAAGATGAAGTAGCGTATACTACTAATTAATTTTTTCCATATATTTATTCCTAAACAAAGGAGTAACAATTTATGGCTAAGAAAGGTTCATTAACATCAACTAAGGTTTCATTCGGTTCTCGTAAGAGAGGTTCAGCAAAGAAATCTTATAACAAACACACACCCCGTCCAAAAGATTATCGCGGACAAGGAAGATAACAATGTTTAGTAGAGAAATAGTAAATGATTATGGTAGTTATTCAATAAAGAATAAATCAACTGCACTTTTAACGGGTGTGTTTGACAAAAACTTTATTGAATTACCAACCATAGACCCTACTACTACTAATTACAAAGTATTTGATTCGGAGAATATTAATTTTACTATAAGTGTAGGTAATTCCGTTTACATACCTTCGCATATATTTTCTGATTTAAAAAAAGCATATGATGAGGGAAATCCTTATTATACTATTAAAGATATAATTTCAGTACAATTGGATATATCTAAAACCCTAGCATATAATAAAAGTAAGTTTGATTCTAAAATAGAAACAAATACTATTTCTTATAGTGGTAGTTTAGTTACCGCAGATAATCCATCCGGGTCAGTTAGTGGTTCAGTATCAACAATTCAAGTCAATTCAGTTAGCAAAACAGGAATTGGTAGTCGTTTTACTCAATCGGGTGTACAAAATGTAGAATATCAATTTTATGTTAACAATGACCCAAATGTACTAAATGATACTGCAATTATAAATCAAATTAAATTTTTATTTGAAGATACCGCAACACGTATAACAGGTACATCACATATTCAAACTTATCAAAATGCAGATGGAAGTGTTATTGTAGAAAACTTACCGGCATCAACCGATGTGGTAAAACCGGTAACTAGTAGAGTAACTGCATTGGATGATTATTTAAAGGATGTAAAAAGAAATTAAATAGTTATATATGGATATTAATAAATTATTAAAGATTACCGATATGTACGCAAAAACTAATTGGAGAAAATATTTTGATGAAGATGCATCTCCGGCAGTTTCTAACTATATCTCTATGAATGGTGATAAGTTATACCCTTGGATTTTACAAATATTAAAAGGTGCGATTAAAGAAAATTTAGAAGAGGTTGCTATTATTAAGTTCACCGACTCTAAAATGTTTGCCACAATCAATAAGAGTGAGTATAAGGACCTTTTAAATAAAATGATGGATTACTTCATACAAAAAGAAGAATACGAACAATGTGGTGCAATAAGAGATTTAATTACATCTATTGATAATCCACCACTACCAAAACCTAAGCGAAAATATACCAAACGAAAATGATAATAATCATATTTTAATTTGGAAAACAAAAAAATTAGGGTTATATTTATAGTGTGTATTACACATACAAAAAGTTATAATGCTAGAAAAATTAAATAAATTATTAACAATTGATGAATTGCTATTTTTGAATTCAATATGTAATGAATTCATTGAAAATGTTTCATATAGTATTAAAACTAAACATAACTACTACATTAGAAAAATATTAGACCCTACAACCGATTTATTAGAATACCAAAAGAATTGCAAAATACATATAGGAAGTGAATATGAATTAGATGGGGTATGGATTAATAAAATTAATGCAACTACAAATTATAACGATAATTTTCACAACGATGAAACTGCTTTAACAATCATCACATATCTTAATGAAAATTTTGAAGGTGGTGAGTTTGAGTATATTTCTAAAAAAGAAAAAATAAAAATAAAACCAATTACAAATTGTAGTTTAATTATAAATAACAAAATACAACATCGCGTTCTTAATGTAACTAAGGGAGAACGATTTAGTTTAGTTTCTTTTTATACAAAACCATACAAAAAAATAAAAACATTAATATGATGGATAACATAGAAATAGTTGAAAACTTCATAACACCCGAAGAATGTGATTTTATTTTAAATAAATGTAAAAAAGAATTAACATTAGAAAAAGCGAGTGTAATACAAAACCAAACAAATGTTTTACAAAAAAAGGCGAGGAAGTCTTCAATAGCATGGATATCAGATTTAGAATTTTTAAATGAAAGATTAAAAGCTAAATTAAAAGAGTGTATTAAAATAAATGGAATGGAAGTAACTGGATTAGGTTCATTTCAATTTACAGAATATAAAGTTGATGAATATTATAATTGGCATGTAGATAGTACAGATACAATACAAAGAGAAAGATTTACATCAATAGTAATTCAACTAAATGATAATTATAGTGGTGGTATTTTAGAGATACAAAATATCAAAGGAGAAGTTGTTCCAATCGAAAATAAAATTGGAACATTGTATATTTTTAATTCAAGATTACTACATAGAGTAACACCGGTTGATGTGGGTATTAGGTATTCATTGGTAAATTGGGTATCATTGGTTAAAACAAATTCAAAAAAACAAAATCTTTTATAATAAAAAAACAAAAAAAAAATGAAATTATTTAATTTAGGTGATGCCTCACCATCGGGTAGAATGACATTCCTTTCAATTGGAGTAGTAGTATTCATTGCTAATTGTTTAGCAGGATTTGATAACATTAGTTGGTTACATTGGGCCCCACCAATCATTTTACCTTTAGCAGCATTGACTGGAATTTGTCCATTCAAAATTATTTGGGAAAAATTAGGATTCAAGAAATAATATGAAATTTATATTAACATTTGCAATTTCAATTATACTGTTGTATTCAATTATTGGTTGGAAACGAATTTTTGACAGATACAAAATGTATTTATCAAAAGAATATTGGACTAACTATAATACAATTGAATTAGCGGCGTGGATGGCTAAAGCTATAATCATTATACCGGGTTTGATATTTGGTATTGAGTTATGGTATATGCATTTCTTAACACTACTTACATCTTCATTATTAATTTGGGCATCAATGAGAAAGGATTTACCTACATTGATTTTATTTAATACAATATGGATTTGTATATCATTAACAATAATAGTTAGACATTTAATACCATAAAATGAAAGTTACAATTATAGGTGGAGGAACGGCCGGTTGGTTAACTGGTTTATATTTTAATAAAAAAGGATATAATGATATAACAATTATAGATAGTTCTAGAGTTGGTATATTAGGCGCAGGAGAAGCATCCACCCCGGCGCTACAAAAATTATTATTTGATTTAGGAATTGGTGAAAAAGAATTTATAGAAACAACAGGTGCAACTATAAAAATGGCAAATGATTTTATAAATTGGTCACCATATGGTGATATGTATTCACATGATTTTGTAAATCCAAATGAAAATGATATTATGAAAAAAATACTACATGGGTATCATTTTGATGCTAGAGAATGTGCAAAGTATTTTAAAAATATCGGAGTTGCAAGAGGAATTAATTATTTAGATGTTAATATTACAAATTTTACGCAAAATGAAAACGGCGATATTACCACCATACATACCGAAGAAAATATAGATGTTCAAACCGAATTTGTTATTGATTGTAGTGGATTTGCTAGATTATGTATTGGTAAATTATATAAAAGTAAGTGGAAATCATATTCAGAATATTTAAAAGCAAATTCCGCAATTGCGTATTTTTTACCACAGGAAATTGTGAATATTCAAGAAACTAAAACCCACACACAATCAATCGCAATGAAAAATGGTTGGATGTGGCAAGCACCTTTAAAACATAGATGGGGGTGTGGGTATGTGTTTAATGACACCTACATTACAAATGAAGATGCAAAAAAAGAAGTTGAAGAACATTTAGGTAAAGAAATTGAAATTGTTAAAACTTTTAAATTTGACGCTGGTGGGTATGAGAAAACTTGGATAAATAATTGTGTTGCACTTGGGTTAGCAAGTGGATTTTTAGAACCATTGGAAGGAACATCACTAATGAACCTTATATTTTCAATCCAAATGTTGCACAATTTAGGATTCCCAAATGTCAAAAATCAAAATTATTATAATGATTATGTAAATAGTATAAATTATCAATGTATGTTATTTGTATGTCATCATTATGATTGCGGGAGAACAGATACTAAATTTTGGAAAGATATAAACACATCTAAATTACCAAACGATTTAATTAATATTAAAAATAATTTGTATACTATAAAAAACAATGAAGAATTAATGTCCATCATAAATAGAAATAATGAACATCCAATATTTGGAATTCATAATTATAATGTAGTTGATTTAGGACACAAAGCTAAAAGAACAAAATCTTTAATATAATGTTAGTAGATAATAAATTTATATATGTAAGTTTACCAAGATGTGGTTCTACATCTTTTTATATATCGTGTTTACGAAATAATTTAGATACTAAATTTTTTAATCAAAAACACTATGAAAGATATAACAATATAGTTGATTTAAATCTAAATAATGATAAGTTAGCAAATTCAATATGGCACACACATGAACAATTGTCTGAATTAACTAATAAATTTGGTGATAATTATGATATCATTGGTGTAAATAGAGATAGACATATTAGATTTATATCGGCTTGGAAACATTTAATTGATATGGTTGACCGCTCACCACAATACAATAAAAATTTAGTAGAAACATTAAGAGCGTTATCACTAAATGATATTTTATTTTACAAAAGTGAAGAATTAATATCAGATTATTCACAAAAAGAATTAATATATAAATTTGCAGAAATAAATGGATTTATAGAGTATTTAGATTCTTATTTAATAATAATGTTGGGGATTATTATATCACCATTATCTTTTTATCATAATCATAATTTAAAAATAAAATGGTTTGATTTTAATAAATTATATGAATTAGAAGAATGGGTCTCTAACAAATTAGGTAAATCGTTTAAATTAGAACAATCAAATAGTAGTAAACATATAGAATGCAATCTTAGTTTAAATAGTGAATTTATCAGTAGATATAATAGTATATATGATTATTATGATTTACCAAAAACAACAAAAACAATTTTATAAATGAATCATATATTAATAGATAATTTTTTAGAAAATCCGGATGTAATACGAAATATTGCACTATCAAAGCAATATGTAAAATCGTCTAAAGAAACGGGATGGAAAGGATATAGAATTGATGTAGATGATATAGAACTAATAAATTATATTAAAAATAAATTAATACAAATAGATAATAAATTTAAAAATATTATACTAGAAACATATTTTCATTATGCATTGAACGATACTGATACAAAATTACATAAAGATGAAACACAATGGGCGGGGGTTATTTATTTAACACCTAACCCACCTAAAAATTGTGGTACTACGTTACATGATGATACGGGTGTATTAAAAAATATTGTTGATAATGTATATAATAGATTTATTTTATATAATGGAAGTACCATACATGGTGTACAAGAAACCTTTGGTGAAGATATACATAATGCTCGGCTAACTATAACTATATTTGGTAATATAGATAAAAAAGAAAAAACATTTTTATGATTGAAGAAATAAAATTAAACAAAGATGTTAGTGTCTATAAAACTAAAATAGAAATTTCAGATATTAAAACATTAATACGAGATATTAAATTAAATTTAGATGTAGCATTACATACAAAAAAACCAACACCAACGGAACCAGGAATTCAATCACCTATTGTTATATCAAGCCCATTAATAATAGAATTATCAGAAAAAATTATAAAAGTATTATTTGAAAAATTTGATTTAGATAAATCAACTCCATATATAAATAACCAATGGGTTTATATTAGTGATAAGAAGAATACATATTATGGATTTCACAATCACACCAAACCAATTAACACTATTACAACACCAAAATGGACATATACTTATTATGTGCAAATGCCAAATAATTTAGTGGGTGATGATGGTAAATTGGTTTTTAAATTAGATAATGATACTACACATTCCATATTACCTGAAGTTGGTGATTTACTTATATTTCCCACAACATTATTACACGCACCAATGACTAATACTAATTCGGAAATAGAAAGAATTGTGTTTGCCGGAGTTTGGAGTTATATTGATGACACAATTAAAATTAGAAAAAAAAATAAAACATTATTATAATATGTTAAATTTAAAAGATATTTTTACATCCTGGGTAAGATTAACAATTTCAACGGAACAACAATCAAAATTAGCTGAAATTAGATTTGATATATGTAAAGGATGTGCTTATAAACAAGAAATAATTAAAGGAAAAGAATGGTCACTATTATGTGGTAAATGTGGATGTCCAATAAAAGCAAAAGTATTTTCCGATGCAATTAATCCATGTCCTATGGGATATTGGAAAGAAATTGATAAAAATTTTGGGGCAAACATAGATGAAAAAAATAAAAAATCTATTTTATAAAAAATAAACATTATTTTAAATAACACAATATTTATAATCAAATAAGATAAAAAATTATGAAAGGAACAATTATAGGTTCAGATTTATTAGAATTTAATAATTCGGTAAAACTATTAGAAATAAACACAAATACAACTATTTTTAATAGTGCAGTTGATTTATTAGATTATACAGTATTTTTTGAAATGTTAGTTAATAATAATATTAACGAATTGCATTTTATTTATAATGAACATGATGCAATAGGTGTCGATACGGATGTAACTACTTTTTTGTTTGAAGAAAGATTAAAAACAAAATGTACGGATAATAATATTACCTATTTTAATTATAAAGTACCAAAAAACTCTGTAACAGTACCATATATAGAAGATGCGGATAATAAATTTATTTTAAGACAAGCATATGATACAACCGCATTAGTAGATGAAACATATTGTGCTGATAAATTTGAATTTTTTAATCTAATGAAAGATTCAGAATATATTCCAAAAACATATATAAGTGATGGTACGGAATTATCGTTTGATACATTTGATACGATAAGTAATTATACAAATGGTAGACCAAATTTAGTTAAAAAAGATAGATATCCAAATTATGATGCCAATTTATATCCATCATTATATAAATTAACTAATGGTGAACAATTAGATGAACTAAAAACTTCCGTAAATAATACCACATTTTTAGTACAAGAATTTATATATGATGATACAAACATAGTAAATAATAAATGGAATATAATTAGAAGTATAGATATACTATATGGTAGTGAATTAAATATTTTAAATATGGGTTCATATCAAACTAGTGTTCAAGTAGATATTGATTTTTGTGAGGATGCATATGAATCTAATGGAACTCAACTTACTAAAAAAAGTAGATATAAGTGGGTAAATAAAACCACATCTATTGTAAATGAGTTTAATTATCACGCAGATGGGGATTCATTAATATTAGGAGCAGATGGCACCTTGTTAAATTTAAATAGTTTACATGTTGGAGATAGTATACAATCAATAGATTGGACAAATTCAGAAGGAATTTCCCCATCCGATGTTGATGCGGAGGCGTTGCGTACTCCACCTAGAAGATGGAATAGTACAATAGCAGAAGCAAATTCAACATTGACTACATTACCAACAGATATAGTTAAAATTGAATCAAATTTGATTTCACAATTGTTTATAAAAATAACGTTAGATGATGGTACAACTTGGAATGAATTACCACATACATCTTTTTTTGTAGAAACAGCAACATCAGATGATGCTTATTTTGATAAATTAAATACATGTGTAATTGGTGATAAACTTATTGTTTATAATAAAGTTACCTCACAAATGGAAACAAAAACAATTACAGGATTAGATGTTGTGTATGATGAAGTAACGGCGTATAATATAGATGTAGAACCATCGGATTTGTTTTTAGTAAATCTTGATTCGGAATCATTTGCAATACAACATAACTTTGCGTGTGGATGGTGTGGGTGGTATCCATGTGGTGCATATAATTGTGATAATAACTGTCCTGGATGTGGTGGTGGCGGACAAAAATTCGAACCTTAATCTTAAAAAATAAAAATACAAAATATGTCAAATATAGTAAAATTAGAAAGACCTCAAACTATTATTAAAACTCAAACTAACGCAGTTTCAAACGAATTGAAAAATAAAGTAAAAATTGCAGTTCAAGAAGTTGTAACTAAGATTAAAGCTAAACATTTGAATTAATGGCATCATCTCGATTACATCAATTAAAAATAATTGATAGTATCGTAGGAAACGAAATTGGTTCTATCTTATTGAATAAAATAGAATTAGATTACGGAAATGTAATAAGAAAACATAGCGATTTTACATTAAGGGGAATTACATATGGTATTGCTAATTATGTTGATAATGTATTAGATTCCGATTGGACTATTCTAAATACAATGACACCAACCGAAATACAAACATTATGGAATAAATATGTTTTAAATTATCGTAATAACTACTCATCAAAAAACTATATTGAACTCAATACAATTTTATTAGATAATAGAATTGATGGATTGGGTTATTATTGGGTTGATTTAAAAAAACATTATTCCATAGAAATGATTGCCCGCATGGGTAATTGTGGTAGATGTAATTATGGTGATACTTTAATAGAATTAAGAGAAGCAACTCCAGATTCAAACCAATCTCACATTGTTATTGTATATAACAATTCTACTGGATTAATTAAACAAATAAAAGGAGTAGGTGAAAAATTACCCGAAGCAATCTATTATGATGAGATTTATAATTTTTATATAAATAGTCCATATATCATAGCGGGTCACAAGTGGGAATGGAAAGAATATTTAGATTTTAAACCAGAGATGTTTGGTGTAGACAAATATACGTTAATTAAATCTAAGATTGTAAATAAAATATTTTAAATAATGGAAATACAATTTTGGTGTAATAATAGTATATTAACACCCGGTATTCAATTTGTAACTGAAGAATTATTTGATACAATTTCTTTTAAAAATTTAGATGTAGATATAATTGATACTTCTAAATTAAATTTTTTAGTTTTTCATTGGAGATTAGATTATAAATACACACATTCAATTGAATTTATAGAATTACTAAATAAATTACAAAATAAAAACTTTTACTTTATTGCAGACTATACACCGGAAGCACATACAATACCACATCCATTATGTTTATCTTTTTTAAATAAATTAAAATCAAATGGAATTGATACAAATCGTTTAATTGTAGCAAATAATAATTCAGCCAAAATTGGATTGAATAAAGTAAAATATGGTAGTTTTATATTAAACACTTGTTTTTTCCCTTATTTTTATTTACACACATATAACGCAATAAAAAATGATATTAAACATATTAATATAAACAATAACATCACTCCCGATAAAAAATTTTTATGTTTAAATAGAAGAATGCATTATCACAAATATCAAATTATTGAAGAATTATTTAATAGGGGGCTATTAAATGATACTAGATTTAGTTGGGTAGATAATAAAGATACAAAAAACTTTTTAAATAAAAATTTGGTTAATTATTTAAACATAGATATAAATAATTTTAAATCAATTCAATTAGAAGATGATGTAATGTATGGTAGTGAATTATCTATCCACGAGGAATATCTATATGCAATAAATCCTAATTGGTATTATAAAAGTAAAGTTAATATTATAACTGAAACAAATTTTAATGAATCAGAAATTCACATAACTGAAAAGACGTGGAAAGCAATATACTTAGGTGTACCATTCGTTATATCAGCATCAAAAGGACATTTAAAAGCATTAAGGGATATGGGATTTAAAACCTTCAATTCAGTAATCAATGAGGATTATGATAATATGAATGGTGAAAATAAAATAAAAGAAATTATAGATAGTGCAGAAAAATTATCTAATATTTATAATACTAACGAAGTATTGGACATATGTAAGTTTAATAAAGAACTATATTTCAATTTGGAGCATCGTAGAAAAATATGTAAAGAAGTTTTTTTAGATAAATTGTATGATATTCAAACCTTAATAATTCATAAAACTTTAATCTAATATGATTGTTACAATTTTAGCAGAACCAAGAAGTGGTTCAACAAATCTTACTAATTGGTTTTATCTTAATAAAAATTTTACTACATTATTTGAACCAGAAAACCCTAATTCTAAATGGTTTCAAAATAATACTAATCCAAAAGATTACAAATACAATACTAAACATCTTTGTATAAAAGAAATATATTATCCTGGTATAAATTGGGATGCATTATTAAATGTATCCGATAAAATTATTGTTTTATATAGAGAAAGTGGGGAAGAACAATTAGAATCATTTTTGAATGCGTTAACCACCAATAATTGGCATAATCAATATGTTTACAAAAAAAAAGAAAATTTACTTATTAATGAAAAAACAGAGTATTTTAATAGATTAAAATATGAATTTAAAAAAAAATATGTAAACAAAGAATACTTTACTATTTCATACGAAGAATTATATTATAATAATGGGTTTCACAAAATATTAGACTATTTGGATATAGATGAGTTGGAAAATAAAAACTTTCCACTTGGTAGAAAATATAGAATAGATACTAGTATTAATAAGTTAATATAATCATAATTAATTGATTATCAACAAGTTATAACAAATATCTTAAAATAATTGGTAAAGTCACAATAATTTCGTATCTTTAAGTATAAACATTAAACTCTAAGATATGAAGATTTTATCCTTTTTAGGTATTATGGTTTTAATGGCTTGTAATAAAGATATAATTACACCAATACCACAAACGCACACAATTACATTTACAATTGATTCGGCATTAAATTCAAATGGTAAACAAAGTTTATTATTAGATAATAATGGGTTTTATCATTTAGTATTATCTACAACATCAAACCAAACACTAAGTAGAATTACTGGTAAATTTTTAGTAGATGGTAAACCTAACCAAATACCTTCACCTGTTACGGGTAGAATAGAATGGAGTAGTTCTCACTATTGGCTTTTAAAAGCCGGTGATAAGGTTGGCAGTATCGTTAAAACGTATTTTAATCCATACACAGGTCAATTACAAACATCACAATTACCCAATTTAATTTCACAACAAGACCAAATAATTCCTATTGTAAATGGTACATCTCAATTAGGATATTTTTCCGGTGAAATAAATACTATGGGTGCACCTATCTATAAAATGAAAGGTGATACAATTACAATTATAGGTAAAGCAATTTATACTTTAGAAATACCAAATTCAAAGTTATTTTCAGATATAAAAACAGATTCAATTCAGAAATCTATCAGAATTATTTGTGATTAGAGAAAAAAGTTGTATATTTGAGTTATGATAACAATGCCACAAACACCCATTACCGACCATTCATTTAAAAAATGGGGAGCTATTAAAATAGAAGAAAATGATGGTGAGTCTGATTTTTATTATTGGATATTACCATTACCAAAAGATGATGAAGATATGCACGATAGACCTACACTTATATCAATTGCAAGTGATGAGTGGAAAGCAATGGATTTAAACGAGGGTGAATATTTGGTAACTCTATTTGATAACCTACCAATGTTAGAAACCGAAGAAGAAATTGAACTATTATATAAAATCTTAACAAAAGAAAACTTAACAAAATGAAAAAAACAGAAGCAGATTTAAAAGCAAATTACGAAAAGTTTATTGCTATCATTAACAAATATTTTACAGGTGAAAGATTACAAAAACTTTTGTTTATGTATTCCGATGATGAATTAGGTGGAAACTTAATGGTATCGCCTGCAAGTGGTAATAAAAACTATCATAATGCATATGAGGGTGGATATATTGACCATATCTTTAATGTATGTAAGAATGCATTGAAAATGAAAAAAACATTTGAAGAAGCAGGTGGGGTATGTGACTTTACCGAAGAAGAATTAATATTTGTTGCATTGCATCATGATTTAGGAAAATTAGGTACTAAAGAAGAATTGCATTATGCACCAAATGATTCTAAATGGCATATTGAAAACAAAGGTGAGTTGTATAAAAGAAATGAAAAAAATTCTTTTATGGCAATTACTGATAGAACATTGTTTACTTTATCTCAATATGGTATTACAATAAATGAGAACGAATATTTTGGTATAAAACTTACCGATGGTTTATATGATGAAGATAATGAAAAATATTATAAAGTTTATGATACATCAAAATATCTTAAATCAAACATTCAATATATTATGCATTGGGCAGACCATATGAGTACGGTAATTGAAAGACAGTCAGTAAAAGATGACAAATTTTCATTTAACGTTGGTAAATTCTAACAAATTGTCATACTAAGGTTAGTGGTATAGTATTTGAACTATATAGAGTATTATTAACAAAACAAAAATTAAAATTATGTATTTAATTGATTACAACAAATTATTCGAAGATTTTTTTGAAACACCAAAAACAAGAGCAGCAAGTACTAAACACAAACAAGTAGTGGTTGATGTTACCGATGATATCCTAAGAATAGGATTAGCGGTACCAGGACAAACAAAAGAATCATTAGAAATTACTATTGATGAAAACTTTATTAAAGTTAAATCAATAGAGAAAGAAAGTGAGGATAAAATTTGGAATGCAATCGCACTTCCAGTTGATGAATCACTAAACATTGGAACTAATTGGGACCTTAGTGCTACATTGGCAGTAGTTAAAGATGGTATATTAAACATTTCTTTACCTAAATTAGAAGAAAAGAAGCCAAAAAAAGTATCCATTAAAGTTGGATAGTTCGGTTATATTTCGTATATTTAAGGGGTAGTCAAAAGGCTACCCTTTTTTATGAAAACAAAATTAAATAAAATTTATTTTACAGGAACTTCTTTTACGGAAGGCGGTGGGTTAAATGAATTTACGTTAAATGCATATAGAAACGAATATAACATTAAATTCAATGGGAATAAAGAAAGAGACGTATGTTATCCAACTTTAGTAGGAAAAAAATTAAAAGTAGAAATAATAAATGATGCGGCGTGTGGTGGTGGAATAGATAGAATGTTTAGAAAAATATGGGAGTATATACCTACACAACCAATGTATGTATTAACAAAAACTTTATTTATATTAGAATTACCAGGAACATATAATAGATTAGATATTTTTTCAAATAAATTAAATAAATATTTAATATGCAATGTAACATTTGATAATCCAAATAAGAACTTTTTTGACAGTATTAATATGGAAAACTTTAAAGTATTTTTAACTGAAAATTACTTAGTACCTCCAACCGAAAATAAAGAAGATATTAAATTAATACAAGAATCAGTAAAAAATTGGTTTATTGATTGTGTTAATATAGATGAACAAAACAAAAGTGCAAAACATAAATTATCTGGATTAATTTCATTTTTTAAATTAAACAACATACCATTTTTATTATCAGGACAACTTGATTGTGTAGATTATGGTATATTTCCAAATATTTATTATTCAAATGTACTACGTGTAAGTATAGATGATACTAAATATGATAGTATATTGGGCTTTACTAATACTAATAATATAAGAATATCAGATGATATAAAAAATAGTACAGATGGACATCCTGGATTATTTGCACATCAAAAATGGGCAGATGGAATTGTTGAATTAATAAATAACAAATATTTATAATAAATAAAGTATATGAGATACAAAGAACAAATCAGAAAAAATTTAGAAGCAATTGAAATTAGAACAAACTACCTAAAACAAGCTGCAGAAGGTAGTAAACAAATCACAAACGTAGATGCAGTAAAAATGTTTGATGAATTATTGTTTGCATTGGGTAAGGTTAATGATTTAATTGATTTAGAAAGAGAGGGATAATGAATTGGTTAAAATGGTTAGTAGGAATATCTGCATTAATTATAGCAAGTTGTGCTGCGTTCTTTTCTATAACTGGATTAGGTGTTCTATTTAGTGGAGCAGCTATATCGGTTATGGTGATGGCAGGTTCATTAGAATTTGCTAAATTAGTAGCAGCAACGTATCTTAAACAAAAGTGGGAAGATATAACAGGATTCAATAAGTGGTATTTGGTGTCTGCGGTGGCAGTATTGATGCTAATTACATCGGCGGGTATATTTGGTTACCTTTCTAACGCATTCCAACAACAAAATCTTAAATTACAGCAAGTAGCTAGAGAAATTGCAGTATATTCTACTAAGATTACTACTAATGATGCACAAATTACTCAATTAAACACTCAATTGGGTCAGTTATCCTCAACACAAAACACAATTTTAGACAAAGGTAAGGTAAATTCTCGTCTTTTACGCTCAATTGATAGTAAAGATAGACAGGTTGCAACAATTAACAAAAAAATTGGTACTTTACAAGACGAAAATGCTAAAAATAACGAAGAAATTAACAAAATTAAGATTACTAACTTAGATTTAGAGAAAGAAGTGGGTGGATTTAGGTTTGTTGCTGAAGCATTTGGTATGGAATTGAAAAATGTAGTGAAATTCTTCATATTTTTGATTGTAATAGTGTTTGACCCTTTGGCCGTTGCTTTAATTATCGCATTTAATGGTTTAATTGAAACTAAAAAACAAAAACAAAGCAGACTTTTGGGTGAAATGATGGAATATGACCAAAAA